TAAGGTGTCCAGAAAGAAGACTTAATAATCTCTCCATCAAAGTCTGGCCCCATCTCCATTCTGTAAACGTACTCTTCCTCTGCATCAATAGTTACGATATACTCTGCCCCATCGTAGACTTGGCTATCCGAAGCGTACACCTTGAGTTCCTTGAGTTCTCCCCACTGGAAAGACTGTGGGTTCTGAGGCTCGAACTGAGTGCCTAAGTAACCACCACAGTTAACACGAGATAACCCTGAGGAGGTTCCTAGGACCCTGTACTGTGACTTACCTCGAACGACCATTGAGGAGTAGTTTTCGAAAGAGTTTAAGAAGTCAACTACGTCTGCTTGAATCTGAGAAGAAGCAATGAGATTAGAGAAGTCACCGAGACGATCAGTAGCCCCTAGGAGTCTAACACCATCAGCAGCTAGAAAGGCTACGTCTCCAGAGACCTGTTGTATCGTGTCTGTTCGCACACAACCAATCTTCTCAGAGACAGAGGTAAGGCTAAAGTCTGTTACAGAATCTCCATCGAGTACATGAATTTTATCAGAAGAAAAGATGAACAGCCTCTCTCTAAAGACAATCATACCTGTTACATCAGACTCTACCCTGAAATTACCAGCACCATCAGCTACAGAATAACTAGTCTCATCAAAAGGAACAGTGAATGTAATCAGACTACCTTTAGAGAAGAAGAGGTGGTCCTTAAACTCTATAACGTGACTAGCTCCTTGAATATCAGAAGAGCCTGTTAAGTTAACAAAGCTTGATTTATCCCAAGTCCAAGGGTAATTAACTCCATCTACCGCAACGATCTTTCTTGTGCCATCGAAGTTAAAGATAGTAAATCTAGTCTTTGTTGTCTGTGTCCGACCTGTAGCAATCTCAGTCCAACCAGAACCAGAAGAAGAGTAGACCTTGCCTTCTCGGGGAACAAGTACGTCACCATCAAAGAAACCGACACCTAGTAATGGAGTAGCTGTGTCAGCAGATGGCACTACATTAGTATCAAACTTCTCATACCCATTGATACGACGAAGACCACCCTGAGTAGATGGTTCAAAGTTAATAAGATTAATAGCAGAACCTGGCACCTTCAAGCCGTGGTTTATATCACTAAGGTTTTTAATTAAACCGCCAGCTATCTCTATTGGGTATGTTTCCCAGCGAGTAGTCATTAAGAAACCCTCGTGAAGTAAGGAGTACTTACATTACGCATTACTCTTGTATCTCTTACGTACTCATACCTGTTGCTATAGTTCTTACGCATATTCTTCACACCTTGTTGAAGTTTAGACAAGGAACGATCAGCGGCTTCGTAGTCAGAACGGAACATATGGTTATAGTACATAGCACCATCTGTTACAACATGTCTGAAGTCGTCAGGGAGAGTAGGTACATCGTCATAGGCTACTAGATCAACAGCCTTCTGGTAGTACTCGTACTCTAGGATATAAGCCTTATCAGGCACAGGATTTACTGTGTACTCTTGATTAGGTGTTTGTGTGATTGTACGTGGAATAGAACGGATACCAGTGTTAGTCGTGTTGTACTCATCGTCAATCTTAGAGTCCAAGTACACTTCGTAGTCTAACATAGCTAGACGGCGAGTAGTATTACCTAACGCAGCATCTCTCTTAATACGGAAACTATTGAAGTCTACCCACTTGGCATCAGTCTGATAAGCGTATCTAGCTGTCCCTACTGTAAGAGTCTCCTCGTATGAGACAAAGTTAAAGGGCCACTGAAATACATCTTGGTTGATAAACTGGATAGAGGAATTCACAGACTGCTTCATAGCTGAGTAGACGCCAACAACAGAACTGAAGTTGCTAGATGTAAGTTCTACTTCGTTTAGCCTTTGGGCTAGATCATTTGTTAGTTCAAGAAAATTCATCAAATACTTCCAATTATGTTGTTGCTAACCTAGACTCAATAAGGTTAAATCTCAAGCTAACTGATGTGTTGTTTACAGTAGTATCTGCTGTAAAATACAGAACAGAGTTTTCTCCTATAGGAAATGGAGGTGACGGGTTATACTCGAAGTGATTATCCAAGTCAGTATCCATACTAGTTCTGAATACCTCGTACTTAGAGTTGGACGCAAAAGATAGAACCCAACCCTTAATAGTCAGCCGAGGGGAACTACCACCTGCTATCTTCAAAGCACTAATCATAAGCCCTGAAGCTAAGGTCGTATAACCTGACTGAGTAAAGAAGATGGCTTGCTGTGTGGTGCCCTCACCTGAAGGTACATGGGCTTGTACGGACGCATCAGAGGTAGCTGTGACTGTTAAAGCTCCTTCGTTAGCTTGGGATGTACCAGAGCGGTATAGAGCTACTCTGTTGATACCTAGCCATGTCGATGTTGTGATTACAGGAGTAGTGCCGTTAAGGAGTACAACCTCTGTCTGGGCTTCTCTATTAGCGTCTATTCCGTAGACAACTACACCGTGAGCACCAGTACCTGCATCAACGTCATTCACATCAGCTGAGACAAGACTTATGGTTGAGGCTGTAGTAAGGAATGTTCTTATACCACCATCAGAGACAATCATTTCAGTAGCAGCAGTATCAACGTCCTCGTTGTAACCCCACTTGTGGTAAAGTGTCTTACCTTGTCTAATACCTGTAGCTACTTCTTCAAAGTAGTCTGTAGGTCGTACTACAATTGCATCAAAGTCCTGGGCAAGAGTACCGTCGATAGGTGAATTGAGATCGGAGTAAGCCCCAAAGTGAGCTTGCAGTCTAAAATATGTCTGGTCTGAGGCTGAGGTATTTGTGAAAACTACTCTGTAATACTTACGAGTAATAGTAAATCTATGAGGAACATTAATCTGGTCAGTTCTGTAATACCTAGTTAGAGTACTATCTGTGTTAGTCCCATCTGGTGAAAACTGTATTGAGTACGTTCCATCTTGGTCTGTAGCGACTGAGACTACTATATCAGCAAACCCACTTACATCAACCCAAGCACCAGTGAATACAGAAGCAGCTGTAAGCAAAGTAGTTGAGGAGTTAGAGGTATCTGTAACATTAGACCCTTGAGAGGTCTCTCTTACAAACCCAGGTCTCTTAGTGTACAAAGTCATAGTACTTACTCAGTCCCTTAGTAGTAGTATATTAAGGTATATCACCCTAGGCAACCTTAAGCCTATTATAACATAATAATGAGGTCTTGTCAACCCCTAAAATGGAGGTAGGCCACCCCCGAAGGGATGACCCGTTAGTTTAGTTACGCGAGTTTATCACGGTCTACTTCGTCAGCAGCTTTAGTTGCTTCATTTACGTCTACGACGATAGCCCATACACGAGCAGAAGAACCAGCAGTTGTACCGGAGATTACTGTGACAGCATCAATAGTATCAGCAGCAGTTACGCCTAGAGTCTGAGTACCAAATTTGATGTCTCCAGCAGAACCAGCATCAACACTAGTAGCAGCCATGAAAGTTGTGGTGTCATCGGCAACAGCTACAGTAAATGTAGTAATGTCTTCGACAGCATCAATCAGAGTAACACCAGCGGCAAGTACGAGACTACCAGCTGGAACAGAAGGACCAACAACCGTAGCGGAAGCTGTACCCAGGTTTACAGTCTTTTCAACCATAAAGGCCTTAGACTTAAGAGAAGTTGAGAGAGCCATTTAGAAATCCTTTCAATAATATGACTAGTTTTACTTTAAGTAATGTATAACACGATTAAGATAGTCAGGGCAAGCCTCTATTTTAGATAGATGTATATTGCACATCCGACATAGAAGTCCACGTACCTTTCCAGTCTTATGGCAATGATCAACAACTAAACGTCCGTAGACATCTGAGGGTTCTTGAAAACACAACAAACACTGATTATTTTGCTCAGATACCATCTCGTTGTACTCCTCTAGTGTGAGGTTATACGTCTTTTCGAGATGAGACCTAAGCTTTCTCTCTTTCTCGCAATCTTTACAAGAAGTCTGAGCTTGGTACCCACCATAACTTGCTTTAGATTTATAACAAGAGAAGTGGTCTGGTTGTTTAAACTCCCCACAATTCTTACAAGAACGTGAAGCCCTTGACGGGTGGTCGTGGGGAGTTTTCTCAATCATATCAATACGTTACTAGGCAAGGTTATATTTCGCAGTTACAATACCTTCTGGACGCAGAATCTTACGACCATAGAGGTGCATACCACGAAGAATGTCAGCAAAGCTGTCAGGGTCACGGTATGTTTCTGTCTTGTTGATCTGCTCAGCCGTTGCAACAGCGGAGTCATGCCCAGCAACAATTACACCAAAGTTTGCGTTTTGGTTAGTGGTACCTGTAGTAGAGGAACCAGTACCAACACTTGGCAAGTTGTTAGAGACATAAACTCGGAAGCCATTCCAGTTAGACATTGCGAGACCGTTGCGAAGAGCACCAGAGTCACCGAAGTCAGCATTAAGAAAACGTGAGTCTTCGTCACACAGAACTTCCATCATCACAGGATCAATGACGATCCAACGACCTGACTTGTCAACATCCTGTTGGTCCATGAGACGACCCATACGGTTGATGAGCATCACAGGAGAAACATAAGCTGTTGGAAGTGCAGTAGCACCAGGCAAACGTGCAGCCACTGGGATAGCGTGATCACCAGCAGAGGCAGTTGTGATGTTACCAAAGTCACCCTTTTTCAACTTCATGCTCGTAAGCAATTCGTCTGTGCCAGCAGTAGCAACAGCTACCGTACCATTCACTTGGTCATTCACAGTGTCGGCCTTGCCGTGCAAAGCGGACTGCTTATAACCTGAAAGGTAACCGAGAACTTCTTGGTCATGCTGGTCTGCCAGGCGATAAGCTGCTCGGCTTGTAGCAAGGTCCATGAAGTTAGCATGGCTGTGGGCTTCTTCAATGTCATCAATCTTGAAAGCATAGTAGTTAGCTTTGTCGATCACCAGTGAGAAGTCTTCGTCATCAAGGTCTTGTGCTTGAATCTGAGTACCACGCGCATAGGCGGATACACTTACTTCAGGCTCTTTGATAATGCGAACAGTATCACCTTGAGCAGCAATTTCACCGAAGTAGTCAGAGTTAGTGATGTCACCAACAACTGTTTTCTTACGGAAAGCAAGCTGAACTTTTTTAGAGTAGATTACGGAACTAAAGTTACCGTTTGGCAGGTTACCATGACCTGCTGCTGTTTGAAAAGCCATTTAAATTCTCCTTATATTGGCCTTGAATTTGGCTTAAACGATATAAAGAGGCTGGGTGTTTTCTAGGGTGCCTTGGGCATCAGACTGGCCAGAATGATACGGTAGGGGCCTGTACTTACTCAGGTGGTTCTTTGATTGTTTAGGCTTATAGTATAAACTACTTACTTAGTAGTCTATTAGTGAAACTAGTGGAGGGTTATCGTGCTCCACCAGTCATATCATAAACGAAGGTACCTGCTTGTTGAGCAGCAGAGATAGCAGCTTGTGCTTCCTCGAACTCAGCATCAGACATTTTATGTACATCAGACTCTCTAATGGTCTTACCCTTTCCAAGGTCAGGTTCATTAGCGTTGGTGTTAGCAACAGCCTTAGCAGCATCTTTCTGGCTTCGTTTAATATCTTTGAGTGTTAGCCCCTTATCAGTTTTGTAAAGGTCTAGTACTCGAATTACGGATTGTGGATCATCTTCGTTCTCGTAGAGAGCATCTCGGACCCACTTAGGTTGTTCGTCTACCCAGTCATGAAACTCATCAGACTCTCGTAGGTCGATGAAGTCAGAGTGAACCGCTACGATAGCTTGCTCAGCAGTACGTTTATCAGCTTCAGCTTCACGTTCATCCAGTCGTGCCAGACGTTCTTCAGCTTTAGAGAACAGTTCTTTTGCCTTCTTGTCAGCAATAGTCGTTACGATAGAAGCTACATCAGGGTACTTCTTTGCCCACTCATCGAGGTCTTCATCTGAGGCTGGGGCAACAACACTAGCATCTTTACTAGATAGTTTATCAATCTTCTCCCGTAGGTCTTTCTCTACTTGAGCAGCATGACGACGAAGATCACCATAGCGTTTCTTAAAAGTTTTCTCTTCACTAGTAAGTTCTTCTGATTCCTCTTCAGTACCTTCCTTAGCTTCTTCTTCTTCTTTTACTTCTTTAACCTTAGGTTTCTTAACCTCTTTAACTGCAATCTCTTCCTCTTCTTGTGGAGCCTCCTCTTCTTTAGGGGCTTTACCAGCAGAAGCAATTAGTTCATTCAACTCTTTCTCTTCTTGTTCGATTTGTGCTGAACGACGGGATTGTGGTTGGATCATTACTCGGTTAGACAATTTGTATTCCTTTGTTTGGGGCCGAACTTAATCGGGTAGCCACTTACTTTTTAGTTCGTTTAGTAGTCTTAGTAGTCTTCTTCTCTTTCGTTGGTTGTTTCTTAGTGCGACGAGTTACAAACCCACCTTTAGCCATTTGACCACCACCTGTTTTATCCCCACCAGTAGGATCAGGTGAAGGGCCAGATGGAGCCTCAGGGGCAGCAGGAGCTGAAGTAGCTGAAGTAGACGCAGGAGTTGTAGAAGCAGTTGTAGAAGCAGTTGTAGAAGCAGTAGCAGTCTTACTAGCTGAGTAGTTTGCTGCAGAAGCAACCTGACTTCCAGCCATGTACTCAGCGATACCCCCAAAGAACTTGCCTAAGCCTTTTTGGGCCTCAGCTACTGTGGATTTGTCCTCGTCAGACACTGCAATACCTTGAGCCTCTGCAAACTCTTGGGAAGACTTTGCCTTGCTAACATTCATGACTTCTCCTATTTTACTCCCAGCTTTCCCTCCAGCTAAAGGACCAGCACCTAAGGCTGTACCAGCTATAGCACCGATAGCCATTGCACCTATATTAGAACTACCCAAATTACCCATAGCCTCTGAATAAGCTGCAGCAGGGTCCTCAGCCATAGCCTTACCAGCTGCGTTGTTACTCTCTTCACTGATAGCGTCTGGGTCATGGTCAGCTAGTCCACCGAAGTCAGCAGGTTGTGCTTCATTCTCAGCAGTCTTCTCTTCTTGCTCACTAACTGCATCTTTAACTTCAGTGAATCCTTCTGGGATTGGAGCTTGAGGTTTACCGTCAATGAATAGAATCATTTTGACAGTACCATCAGGTCCTTTAAATCTTTTATAGTATGAACCTACGTTCCCTTGGGTCGAGGTACCGGACAATGATCCGACAGTACTTCCTACTCCCCAGTCACTAGGTTTAAAAGTAGACTCAGGAAGTTCAGCACCTACCGTACCACCATCAGCATAACCAGGACGGAAACGAGGAACTAAACCGCCTGTAGCCATCTGTGGCTCACTCTCAGACATTACTTGTTGTAGCATCTGCATCTCTTCTGGAGATAACTCCTCCTCACCACCTAGACCTTCAGGGGCTTCATTGGGGCCACCAGTGTCACCACCAATACGACCATCCTCGTCCATCTTAGCTAAGCCAGCTTTAGCTTTAGCTCTGAGGTCTTCAAAGAGTTTCATACCATGATAACGAAGGACATCAGCAGGGACTACATACTCACCCTCAGACAACTGAGTACCTATATCGTCACGTACCTCTTCAGGTAGTGAACCAGGGGGAATCTCATTGCCTGACTCAGGATCAATAGGCATCTCTGGGGCATTCATCCCACCTTCACTAAAGAAACTCATCTGGTCATCACTTTTCATTGTTCACCTTCTCACGTAGTTGTTTTAGTTTACGGTAAGCTCTGATCTCACCTTGAGCACTTCTAACGTCATCAATCTCTTTAGCTTGTTCTAGACGTACACGACTAAATTCAATTTCTTTTTCAAGTTCTTTGAGGAAGCTATCCCAGAGTTTACTATCATTGACTAGTTTCTTGAGTTGGTTTGGAGCTGTTGGTGTCTTAATAGGTTGCTTCATTGAGGTGGCCCCTCACCTGGAGGTCCTGCTGGAGGAGTACCAGCGTTACCACTGAATCCTTGTTCACCAGGAGCTGGTGCTTGACCTGTCCCTATGTTACCCCCACCAGCGCCTGTAGGGTCCTGTGGGTTAGCCCCTGGAGGCCCCTGTGGAGGTCCTGCTGGTGGTTGTGGTTGTGTGGCTTGGAACTGCTTTAGTATCTCAGCTTGGACAGCAGCAGCCTGCATCGAGTTAGTGACCTTATCTGGGTCAAGCTCCATGCTGATAGCAATCTCACGAATGATATAATCCATCTTAGCGAAGGGAGCGAGTACTGGGTTTTGAACCACACCTAGGAAGGACATGAGACGTTGACTGCGTACTTCGTTAGCCATAAGGGAACTAGTACCTGAAGCTTTAACCTCTAGGTCACCACGGATAACAGGGTCAAAGTCGAACTGCATATTAAAGCTAAACATTGCCTTACCTAGAGGTGACAACAGGTAGTCGTCTACGTTCTTAACCACTGTACGGATAGAACCGTTTGCAGCAGACATCAGCATAGAGATACCTGAGGCTGTACGGCCTACACCAGAGACACCAGTTTGACCGTGGGCAAAGGAAGGGAAACCAGTAGATTCATCTGAGAGTACTCGTGCCTTGTCAAACATCTGCATATTCTCGTTAGACACGTTAGGGAACTTAGTTCCGAAGATAGCTTGACCTGGAGCACCACCTTGACGCTTAAAGACTTTACCTGGGTATACGGAGAGGTCCTGACCTGGAGTCAAGTTAGTCTCATCAATCTCGAAGACCATGTTACCTGACAGAGCAGCGTTATCTACAGCCATCCGCATAAAACCGTTCATCAGCATCTGAGTGTCTTCCATGTTCTCAGCTACACCGATACCGAAGAAGCTGTATGGATTGATCTCGTAAGGGAAGGCGTAGTAAGGAATGTTGACTGGTGTGAATGGATTAAAGACGATACGTAGTACTTGACCGTTACAGACCCATACGTTTACACTAAGACTATCTTTACCCTTGTGCTGGGCAGGTACATTAATGTTATACTGGTCGATAATCTCTTCGTCAATGTTACCCCAGAACTCTAGGACTTCATAACGTTCAGTGCTACCACCGTTGGTTTTATCTTCCATGATAAGCTCCCACCATTCCTTATCGTAGGAAGGTCCAAACTTAGCTGCTTCATCAATATCTTTCTTACGGAAGTGAGGACGCTTCTTAAGGCCCATCAACTGAGTACGAGACATCTTGTGGCGCTCTACATTGAACTCAGCTTCATCCATGTTCTTAGCTTCTGGGTCAGGGTAGAAGTTCCAGATAGAGGTGTAAGAGATCATTGGGATAGTTTTGATGGTAGGCTTGTACTCACCATCCTCGCCCCAATCAGCATACTCTTTATCGTAAGCAAAAGGACCTTTCATGATACCAGTGCCAAACAGAGCACACTCAAAGGCTGCACTACGAAGGTGCTTAGAGGCTTTAGACTCCTCTAGCTGATCATGGATTTTCTTTTCCATCTTCTTAGCTGCAATATCAGCAGGATGGAATGTCACAGCAGTAGGTGTAACCCCAGGTCCAGACACTAGTTTATCCATCACTGGCTCTAGTTCTTCTTCTAAACCAGCGAGACGACCAAGGAAGTCAGTGTATGTCTCACCAGGGTTAAGTGTAGGACGTGGCTTAGGAGACGCTGTAGGGTCCTCTACAGGCCCATCTGTTAGTTTATCTAGCTCAGGGTTAGTCTCGAAGTGTACAGTGTCCTCTACCCCCTCTGGAAGGCGTG